GCTTGCGTGATGCTGATGCGTTGGTCAACCTCAACAGTTATGGCTTGTTTGGCTACCCAGCCGTGTTGATGCTTAAGTATCTCTAGCGCCGCCTTAGCGTCGCCGTTGCGCGCAGCGTGGTGCAGTATGTCTGCCAGTTCACGCTCGCCGTCTGCTTTGCCCTTCATCGCAGCCATCTCAACTACCGGGTCAAAGTTGCACAGCGCCAGGTACTCTTTGGGCAGCATACCGGCTGCAAGCGCCAGTGTTTCGCCGCGTAACCCTAGCCGTGCGGCTTCGTAGACGGCGGCTAACCGTGACTCTGTAGCCTTTAGCTCTCTAATTGATAGTGGGAATGACACCATGCCCGTTTTATACCATAAAAATAAAAATTGTTTGCGGACGCTCCGTAACTGTGGCCCTAACCGCTTGGCCCTGCACCCCTGGCCTCGGCCTCGGCATCCTTGGCCTGCACATCCTGCACATCCTGCACTTGTGCTGCATCGTGCAAGAGTGCAAGCCTGGACTGAGCTGCCTGGAGCGCTCCACTGATGCTGATGCGGGTATCGGAGACGGAGACATCGAGACGGTCTCCGTACACTTTGGGGGCGAGCTTGCTGGCTCTCCAGCGCATTGAATCCAGCACGACACGTGCTGCATGGCTATCCATCGTGCCAGCTTGCACCTTGGCTTCAACTTCGGCCATTTCACTGAACAATGTATCGGCTTGCATGGCTCGCGCGTACGCGTACTTTGCCGCATACCCTGGCTCATCCCTTATCCACCTACTAATCGTCTCCCTATCTGGCAGTCCCGGCTCTTTACAAACCTGCACCAATGATCTGCCCAATTCAAGCTGCACCATGATCTGATCCATGATTTGAGCTTTATTCGCGTATGCAACAAATCCCATTACATCCCCCCCCCAAAGTTACTAACCACCTAGTCACTAAACCCCAATTCTACTGCCTGCACACCCTGCACAACAGGTGCATTTTTGCACACTCCTAAAGGAGTGTGTGCAAAAAGTGCAGCAATCTGGTGTTTTTGTCGATGTTTGCACTTTTTGCACGTGCAATAAAAGTGCAAAAAGTGCAGTTTTTTTAAGGGTTAACCCTAATAAAAACCCTGATTTTAGGTTGGTGTTTACTAACATAAACCGTTTGCACAAAATGCACGTGCACTGCATATGCAAAAAGTGCAGAAAAAACCTGTTTTTTATTTCATATTATGGGATGCACTTTTATATTACAGAAAAGTGCAGCAGATTACAGAGTTTTTAACACTATAAAGTTAGTATCCACAAACTAAGGCATAGGGTAAACACCTAGAAAATAAGTGATAAATATTGTTGCAGTGTAAGAAAATCTGTTACACTCTATCTCATGGTGCAGCAATAGTGCAGTGCCAAAAAACCACCTGAGGAAAACAATGGAGCAAAAACAAACCATAGCATGGTCAGCCATGCTAACCGATGCGGTAACGCAGGCGGGCATCATATCGAAGTGCTACAGCACTTTTCACGGCTACTCTATTGGCAATCAGATGCTGGCTTGGGGCCAGTGCATGGAGCGTGACATCCCCCTCGGCCCGATAGCCACTTATAAACGGTGGTCTGAGCTGGGCAGGCAAGTCAGCAAAGGGCAAAAAGCTATCGCACTAGTGATGCCCCTGACAATCAACAAAAAAGACGCAGCAGGCGAAAAGACGGGTGAAGTCTTTTCCATGTTCGCACTCAAAAACAATTGGTTTGTTCTGAGTCAGACTGAGGGCGCAGACTTTGCCAATGAAATCAACATACCCGCATGGGACAAAACCAAAGCAATGCAAACCCTTAGCATTGACGAAGTGCAATTTGTTGGTGCATCGGGTAACTGCCAGGGCTATGCGTCAGGCAAGACCATCGCGATCAACCCAGTGGCTATTTTGCCTCATAAGACCAGATTTCACGAATTGGCCCATGTCGTTCTAGGTCACACCACTGAAGACAAAATGTCAGATAGTGAGTCTACACCCCGTGATATCAGGGAAGTTGAAGCTGAATCGGTGGCTTACATTTTGTGCAGTCTTTTAGAACTGCCAGGGTTAATAGAGTCCAGGGGTTACATCCAAAGCTGGTTATCTGGTGCAGAGATTAGCGACAAATCAGCACAGCGCATATTCAGCGCAGCCGATAAGATTTTGAAAGCTGGAGCGTAATTAACTGTTAGCCCTGCGAGTCAGGGCTAATGGGCACTTATGCCAATTAACTAGGAATAACATCATGGCTAAATTATCAGCTCACGGCACTGAAATCGGACGTTTAGTTTTTACAGCTTACAGCAAAGCTTATATGTCTGATGGGAAAATACTTAAAAACTATGGCGATGGCTGGAAGCTATCAGCCAAATTAAAGCCTGGAATCAGCATGGCTGACTATTTCAAAAAGTCCCAGGATAGGTTAATTGAATGGGCTATTGAAAACCCTGAAGCTGCAGCGTATAAAAAGGCACTCCATAATTTAACTTCACAATCTAATCGCTACAAATTGGCAATAAGCATACAGTTGATGCCAAATGATGCTGATGGCATATGGTCAGACTGCTGCGATGGTTATTCAGACAATATCCATGCTGATCTGGATGAAATCGCAGAATTGTGCAGACTGTATTTAGCAATACCGCGCAAAGAAACTGAAGCAGCGTAATGCACCCTCTAAGCCCTGCCAGTGCAGGGTTTAGGGGTTTGCATTGTGCAGGCCAAATTAACTATTGGAGAATAAACCATGACCAAAATTAAAGTTGACCATGCTCGTATTTTAAATGCTTACCTATCGCGCATGACAAAAGCAGACATTGATAACATCAGCGCAGCCAATAATCGTTGGACTCATGCTGTAATGAATTACGGTAACATTGAGCAATTGAAAGCCCAAGCTGGATTCTATGGTGCTGTTTGTAATTCAGTGAATAATCTTATAGCCCATGATATTCAAAATATTGAGTTTGTAATTGACGAAGAGACAACATAATTTTAACTAAATGGAGAATTAAAATGCAAGTAAAAATAACGCCAAAAATGTTAGTGGTTAGATTTAGCGATTATCGAAAACGCTACGGCAACGATAGTCAGTATGGCCCTGCTGACGTTTATTATTGTCGCAAACATTTTGCGCGTACCGCGCAAATATACGGCTGGGGTGATGATGTCAGCCCAAATAAAATTGTGGAGCATATGGGAGACAGGGGCAGTTTATTTGACACTTTGTATCCTGCCCTTTACCCGTCTCGGGTTCGGTATTTATAAATTATTGGAGAATAAACCATGACTAAAATCGGAAACAACTATTTTGCAGAGGTTGAAATTTATGCAGTGCCTGACGATGGAATTTATGAGTGTGATTCGGAACCAGGCATCTGTGATGCCTGCTCTGGGTCTGGTGAAGGCCAATACGATGGCTCTGTTTGCCCTGTTTGCAAGGGGATGGGAGAATGAACAATTCAATATGGGACTACTTGTTAGCCCTAACCATTGCCACTTGCCTCGCCCTATCCCTTGTCAACTGGTGGAGCAATTGAATGATTCAATGGCACTTATTAAACAATGGAGAAATTAAAATGTTGAAAGATTATCCAGAGAAAGATCAGGCATATCATTATGCTATAGACATGGCAAAACAAGAAATTAAGCTCGGGTTTGCTATATCGTATCTGACGGGGTATGACCGCGAGCGCGGACGTTACGTTGAAGTTATGACAGATCAGGGGTGGAACCCTGTTTCTTGGTGGCAGGAAATCGAACCAGATTACTACATGGGGTGCGAATGATCCTGCTCGCAGCCCTGCTCGCCACCCTGGTGGCAGTGCTCCTCAATTTGTAAGACTGGGGCATCCTCCCCAACTGCGCCGGGCACATCCCGGCATGGAGAAACGTATGACAACATACGCACAATTTATCGAAGCCGGGGTATTCACTCGGCAGGCTGAAATGGCTTGCGACATGTTCAGCCACCATGGTCTGAACGGGCTATCGTCACTGGAGCATCGCAAGATGATCCACGCAAAAAAGGGCACTAAGACCCTTTCGGTTCTGAGGGTCTTTGGACCCTTGTACCCGCCAAAACGGAAGTAAGACTTCCCGCCCGATACCGGGGCGCGTACCGGATACCAAGCCCCTTTATAGGGGCTTTTTTACGCCTTCAATTTGCCTCTTGGCATCCTCAAAGCCCCTGCCCACGATAACCCGATGGCCTATGCTTTCCAGATAGGCAATCCAGTCCCTTTGCACTGGTGACACCACGCCCCCGGCCTCGCGTTTCATTTCAATCCACATTCCCCACTCAGGGACGCAAAGGTCAGGCACTCCAGGGGTTACCCCCTCAGCCTTTAACGCAGCCCCCTGAGAGGCGCTCCGGCCCCCGCCATTGGGGATGGCGAAAATGCGGACGCTCGGATAGCTGCGCCGAAACCAGGACACCAGGCGCACCTGCTGGAGGTGTTCGGACTCCATCAAAAGGGTATCTCCCACTCCCACAGGGCGCAGCCCCCAGGTTCATTGGCAAACTCTACGGGCGGAGTGTCGTTATATTCGGCGCATAGCCCCTGCTCGGTGTAATGATCGCAGGTGTGGCATACCCTTGGCGGCTCGGCTCGCAGGGTGGTGCGGTACAGGGTAACAATGGGTGGCTCGGGGTGTCTCATGTCCAAATTCTCCTGATGATGCTAAAAAACTTACCTTCCCTCTTAAACTCAATGGCGCTAGGTGGTTGACCCTCGGTGAGTTGCTGGGCCATCTGGTGCAGGTCGGTGGCTCCATAGTCCAGGTCAACACTGGCTCGGTAGGCCACCTCGGACAGCAGCCGCCTGCTTTTCTCGCCTGCATAGCCATCATGCGTCACTGCCAAGTATTCTGTTACGGGCAGGTCTGACAAGCCCCCATAGTAGGTGGCAGACAGCATTTCCTTGCCACTGGCCCTGCTGATGTGCTTGCGCCAATGCCAACTACTGACTTCCAGGTCAGTACCATCGAAACCCATAATGTCTAAGTTGGACAATTTAAGGGTTGGGCGCACTGGCTCGGGGAATGGCGTCCCGCAGGCCGGACAGACTCGGGCGCTCAAACCGCAGATTTCCTGACAGTTATCGCAGACTTTTACCGGCGCTTCGCCTACTCTGTCACCCTTCTTTGGTGGCGGGTTAACCGCGGTAATGGGGCCATGCTGCTCCACCACCCCGGCAAAGTCCAGCACCAGGCAGTCAGTTTTGCCCTCGGCAATCCGCAGGCCACGCCCTGCCATCTGGACATAAAGCCCAGGGGACATGGTAGGGCGCAGCATAGCTATCAGGTCAATCCCAGGCGCATCAAATCCGGTGGTCAGTACATTGGCATTGGTCAAGGCTCGGATACGCCCTGCCTTGAAATCCGTCAGCATCTTGTCACGCTCGGCGCTCGGTGTCTCGCCCGTCACGCACTGGGCCACAATGCCCTGCTCGGTCAAGGCTTCACGGACATGGTAAGCATGGGCAACCCCAGCGCAGAAAATTAACCAAGAGTGGCGCTCGGCCCCCAGTTTGATGATTTCCCGCACAACCTTGGCGTTCTTGTCGGCGGTGTCGACCGCAGCTTGTAACTCGGCCTCGATGTACTCGCCGCCGCGCTTGTGTACCCCGTCCACCTCCAGTTTGGTAGTGGTCAGCTTTGAACGCAAGGTTGATAGAAACCCCTTGTGGATAAGTTCCTCGATGCTGGTGGGTTCAATCAGGGCGCTAAAGATGGCAGGCTTGTCTGTAATGTAGCCATGCCCCAGGCGGTACGGGGTGGCAGTCAGGCCAACCACGCGCAGGTTTGGATTGATGGCGGTCAAGTCATCCAGCAGCGTCCGATAGCCGCCCTCGTCTTTGTGACTGACCAGGTGGCACTCATCAATGATGACCAGGTCAACATGGCCTATTTCCTTTGCCTTAGTGCGGAGGCTTTGAATGCCGCCAAACGTGATTGGCTCTGCCAATTCTTTCTGGCGCAGCCCTGCACTGTAGATTCCTAGCGGTGCATTGGGCCAGTGCAGGCGCATCTTCTCTGCGTTCTGCTCAATCAGTTCTCGGACATGAGTTAGCATCAAGATGCGTGTCTCAGGCCAATTTTGCAGGGCATCCTTGCACAGCGCAGCCACGATGTGGCTCTTGCCGGAGCCGGTGGGCAGGACTAGGCAGGGGTTGCCTTGGTTGCCTGCCTCAAACCAAGCATACAGTTGGTCGATGGTGCGTTGTTGGTAGTCTCTCAACATATGCGCCCATCCCACTTAGCCCTAACCTCGGCAATCAACGGATCATCACTAGCGCAAGCCGCAGCATTAGCCAAGATTTCCTTGCTGCCATAAACCCCCTCACCCGGCTCACCATTGGCAATGCCAAGCCCGTCAATCTCATACACGGCAACCCAGTCAGATGGCCCTTCCAGGCGCTTCCAAGGCACAAGGTCAGGGTGGAGGACATGGCTCTCGCAGCCCTCTTGCTGGGCATCCAAAGGCACAATGTCATCCCACTTGCTACAGTGCCAAGTGCTATCACTCAACGGCGTGATGTTGGCGCAGGTGCGGCAGTTAACGTGCTTAGTGGTCTTGCTGCCGTGGCAGAAGTCATGCCCAGGGCAAATCTTGCACTCAAACCATGTTGGGTCGGTGCTGATAGGTGGTGGCAGGCGGTCAGTCAGCGCCAGCCGCTGCCCACGCTCAATTGCCTTGGTTGCCACTTCTTTGTCGTATTCCAACCGTTCGGTGTAGATACGGTCATCATCCTTGCAAACAGCAACATATAGCGCACGTTTCAGTGCAGTTCCGTGCATATACACTTGGCATTGGGTGAAATGCTGGGGCTTACTCTTGCCCACGCCATGTTTTTCCAAGTCGTTGAATGACTTGAGACTGTGGGTTTTGAATTCCAAAACGTGTTCAGTCTTAGGCGCACCAAGTACGCCCTTGCCAACCCCGTCCAGACTTCCCGAGACATGGCTACCAAAGTCCACCTTGGTCTGAGTGCCGTAGACATGGATGCCTGCCGCTCGTAGGTCGCTGATGATGGTGGCCTCCTCATTGATGCCTCGGCGAAACAGTCGCAGGATGCGTCCCTTGAACTTTTCCTGCACCGCCCAGCGAAACGACAGCCAAAGCCACCGCTCGCAGTGGTGGCCCAAGGTGCTTGCCCCCATGTGAGGACGGGGCTTTTCAAGGCGTTCCTCATGGGCAGCGTCAATGAGGGAAGTTATGGTAATCTTTGGCTCTGGTATTTGCACGTTGTTACTCCTGAAGTTGGTTGACCCCGCCGTCACAAGCGGGGTCTTTTTTTTAGGCAGCCGTCTTCTTCGCCCAAGGTGACGCACCAAACTTGTTCGGCGTTGCAGCAGCAGACTTTGCAGGCGCTGCACTGGCAGGCTTGAACGGCGTCACAGCAGCAGGAGCAGCACCGCCAAGTGCGCGGTAGCCCCTAATTTCATTGCCTGCGTACTCGCCCGTTTTCACGGTCAATTTGATACCTAAATTGCCGCCAATCAGTTGGTCGGTGTCGGTCACCTTTGCCAACCCAATAGCCCTCATAATTTCGCCAAGCTGTTGGCGTCCGATCTCCTCGGCCTTGGTGCTGGGATTCTTGATGTTCAAGTTGCCAAACACTACCCGGCCCTGATGGGTCGGCCCGGTGATGGTAAACTTTGCGGCAATGTATTTGCCATCGCCAGCTTTAGTAGCTTTGATTTCAGCACCCGTAATGGTAGCGTTGTACCAGCCCTCGGGCAATGGTTCAAAGTTAGAAGTGCCTTGCGGCAGCGAGTCAACATTAAATTCTTCATCTAAAAAAGCCATGATTTAGTCCTTTGTGATTGTAAAAGTAGGGCGTCCAGGTGTGGACGTAATTGCACCAAGCAAAGGCCCGGTCACGGCGTCAGCAGCCGCATCCCATGCCTTTGCATTGATTTCGGGTTTCCAGCGGAAAAGGCTGGATAGGTGTTCAGAAAGTCCAGCTTCCGCAGCCAGCATTTGCAGTTTGTCGCTGTCAACCTTTCTGTTGATGCGGCCCTCGGTCTTAATGGTGTACCCGTCAATGGCGTGTTTGACAGTGCCATCCAAGTCTTTGGGAATGGCAAAAGTCTCCACCATTAGGTCTTCCAGTTCCCGGCGGTCTTTGACTGCAACGGCTTCCATCTTTTTGGCATCTAGCCAGCGTTGGTAGAGGGTAGTCATGCTTCCTCCTGACATTCTTTGACTAGTTTGGTGAGGGAAGCAAGGGAGTAACCGGCTTCTTTGACAAATTTGTCAAACCGATCAAGGTCTACGTCAGTCATTTGATGAATTGCCATGCCTTTCATGTGTTCAACATTGGCAGACAATTCACCTGTCCACAAGGCGATTAGTCCGACTGAGGCAATCATTCCACACCGCCAATCTTGTTGATGATCTCGCCCAAGTCAGGCGCTTCCCAGCCGCCCAACTTTCCTGACCTGTCCTTAGCAAGCCACAAGCCATCCGAGTCGCACATCAAAGCCCGTTGCGTGTTGCCCTCGGCATCCTTCTCAACCCGCAGCGCCAGCACCTCGTCAAAAAAGTAAGGCAGTGCTTGGCCAGTTTTGTTACCTGGCATTGAAGGCGAGTACAGCACCCGCCCCATCTCGTCTTGGGTCTTTTCGAGCTTGGCAGTCATCAGGACATGACGTCCAGGCAGGTCGCGGAAAGCCCGAATAATGTCTGCCATCTGTTCCTGCATGGCCCCATACGCAGCACGGGGGTCTTTGTTGACCTTTTTTTCGTGGTTTAGGCAGACTTCGGCAATTTCACTGATGCTGTCTAGCGCCACCGACTTGTGGTCAGACTCCAAAACCCAAGCGTATGCCTCCCGTAAGTCTTCCATCGAGGCAATCTCGATGTAGGGCAAGTCAGCGTCTTGTATAGACAACAACCCACCCTCCGCAGACAAAACCACGGGCTGTGGTAATGTCTTGATTAGGCTGGTCTTGCCAGCCCCTGCCTGCCCGTAGACAAGCAGCTTCACGCCATTGGCACTGATGCCGCCGGTACGTTTTAACGAAATAGCCATGTAGCTTTCTCCTTCAGTTTGCGCCTCCGTCTGGACTCAGTTCGAGGCGTGTTTGCATGATAGCACAGGTTTATGGTAGAGTGTCAACAACTTTTTCACAGAAAGGCAAAAAAAGATGACAGACCTCGCAAGTATCCTTGGCGGCCCCTGGTCGCCGCCAGCGCAACAATCGCCTATCGCACCAGAGGATCAGCTCAAGGACGCTATGCTGGGCGCAGGGCTAAAGCCACCAGACGCCATCCACCTTGATGGCAAGTTGCACCGATTTGCCAGCGGGACTAAGGGCGAGGCAGGGCATGATAAGCCTGGTTGGTACATTGCCTTTGCCGATGGCGTACCAGCAGGGCGCTTTGGCTGTTGGCGCTCTGGCATTGAATTGACTTGGAAGGCTGAAATTGGGCGCAGCCTGACAGTTGCCGAGGAAATGGCGCAGTCCAGACGCTTGGCAGAGGCCAAGACCAAGCGGGACGCAGAGCAGAAAAAGACCCGTGAAGTTGCCGCCAACACCGTGGAGATTATTTGGGCAGAGGGCAGCGCAGCAAATCCAGAGCATCCATATCTCCAGCGCAAGGGCATCAAGCCTCACGGCGCAAGGGTGACTGGTGACGGACGCTTGATGGTTCCACTCTTTAATTTGGGCGGCGAACTCTCCAGCATCCAATACATTGCGGGTGACGGCGACAAGAAGTATCACCCTGGTGGTCAGACAGGCTCGATGTTTTGGATGCTAGGCCACTTAGAAGATGCCGATACCCTGTATCTTGCCGAAGGCTTTGCCACTGGAGCCACCATAGCGGAGGTTACGGGTAAACCCTGTGCCGTGGCCTACAGCGCCAGCAACTTGGTGTCAGTAGCAGGCATCCTAAAAGCAGCGCACCCAACCTTAGACATTTGCATCGTGGCAGACAACGATGCGTCCGGCGTTGGGCAACGGTACGCAGAACAAGCAAGTGCAAAATTTGGGGTACGCATGACTATGCCGCCAACTCAAGGGGACGCCAATGATTTCGTTCAAGCGGGGGGCGACTTGGCGTTGCTGTTGAAGCCAGTGGCAACCGACTATCTTATCCATGCTGATGGCTTTTCGGCGCAACCTGCGCCGATTGCGTGGCTTGTAAAGCACTGGATACAAGACAAGGCGCTAGTGATGGTGCATGGCCCCAGCGGTGGGGGCAAGACCTTTGTAACGCTGGATTGGATGT